TCGGTAGTCTCACCCTCGGTCGCAGGACGGGACGCAGAGCAGCAGTACAGCACATGACGGATGTGGTTCTTGTCGCCGTCAAACTCGAACATGAGTGCGAACTGCGATGTTTCCGCATCGTTGCGTTCCACCAGAACGCCCTTTGCATCAAGCTGTTCACCGAGAATCGCCGTTGCAAAGTCGGTGGTGATGAGCGCGACCTCCAGATCGCCGTCATAGCCTGCGTTGTTGTTGATGACATAATACACGCTGTTGTCAGCGTAGAAGTTCTCGTTTTCGCCGTTCGCATCAATGCTCAGGGAAACTGCACCGGGCAGGCGTACAGGCGTTGCGAAGGTCGGAACACCATCATCGCTCCATGCTGTGATCTTTGCCCAATGCACCTTGTTCAGACCAAATTTTACCTTATTCTTCTGCAGTGCCATTGTTATACCTCCATTTCGTAAAGCACCTCGTAGAGCTTTTCGCTCTCGATCCAGCTTTCGGTTTTCGTGTAATAGATATTGTGCTGCGTCAGCACTTCCTCCACACGGCTTTCCGTATCAGGCGACTTTTCATCCGTATACAGCTCCACATCAAGCTGCTTGAAGCTGTGATACATCAGGTTATCCGCGCCGAAGGTATCCTCGCCGGGTGAGAGAAAAATAACAAAGGGCGGTTTCGGAGATTCGCCCTCGGCAAAATGATGATAGGCGAACGGCATCCCGATCTCCTGCATCATTTCATTGATTTCTTCATAGGTCATTTTTTTCCTTTCAGTGATTGATTTTTCTCCTTTAATCGTATATAATGAAAAAAAGGAGCTGATTATAATGAGTGTTGGACATGGTGCATTTTGCAAAAAGCTATCTGAGAATGATGAATGCGTAACATATGCCTATTCATCATTTAACTATAATAACAAAAAATATCTTAATGACGAGCGTATATGCGATGGAAAAATAATTATCTCAAAGAAAGTTTTTTCTGATAGTTGGGGCGTTCCGAATGATTCTTTTGCCGAACTTTATGACAAGGGTGATATTGTCATAGAAAATTGTTCTAATACGTGGTTGAAGTGCTCAATTGGCTATGATGTTATGGCAGCCCACCTTTGGTGTAAACTTCTCAGACAAATTCAGAAATTACAATGCTTTCCTGATAAATGCAATTATGAGGTATAAGCCATAATCATGACAGCGGCTCCTCGATCATGCGCGTGAGCATTTCCTCGCCGTGCGCTTCCGCAGGGGCGATATGCGGCTTGCCGGATACACGTCCGCCGTTCCGCTTTGCATGACCTTTTTCAAGCAGGTGCGCAAGCTGGTAGCGGTCTTTCGAGTGAACGGTCATTTCAAGTGTATGACTGTTCTCCTTCGTTTTCTTGGTCGCCCAGCTTTTGCGATACTTGCCGCTGCGCTTCGGAGCATTGGCGGAGATTTCCTTCTTGACGGAGGTTGCTGTCTTTTTCACAGCAGCTTTCATGGCTGTATCCGCAAGGTCTGCATATTCCGTCAGACCGCGCATGATCTCCGCCGCCATATCGTCAATCGAAGTCATCCTTCTCACCAGCCTTTCGTGTACCTGCCGTGATCTTCATATAGTCGAGTGATTTATAATTCGGCAGCACACCGTTAATATCATACACCAGTCCACGGAAGCGCAGCTTGTGCGTGGTGGTATTGATGCGCTTGGTATCGGGTGTCTGCCGGACAGTGAATTCCAGCGATACAACTTCCTGCGTCACGCCCGCCTCGGTTGTTTCCGTTGATGTCTTTACGGACACGGCAGCCCAGCAGGAGAAAACTTCCTCCCACCGGGCTTTGTGGTTGCCGATGCCGTCCACCTTCGTGCTGTGTTCGAGGAAGGCGATCCGTTGATTGAGCGTTCCGATCTCCATCAGATCACCCCTTCCCGCTGCGCAAACAACAGCGAACGGAGCGTGAGTGTCAGCTTGTGGTAGTCAGCACCGTTGCGGTTCTCGTAGAGGTAAGAAACAGTATACAGCATAGCCTGCCGGGTGGTTTCCTCATTGACCGCAAGTGCCGCATCGTCCATTCTGCCGACGTCCTGCACGAGCCGTTTTGCCGTGTCGATCAGAGAGAGGATGAGCTTGTCATCCTCGCAGTGATCGACTCGAAGGTAGTTTTTGGTTTCGTGAAGCGTGATCACGAGCCGGACTTGACCTTGAGCGTCTTGACTGCCTCCGGCAGGATGAGCTTGCCGTCGAGACGCTCCATTGCAAGGAAGCCGACCTGACCGGTCATGGCGAACAACTCGTTCAGACGCTTGAAGGTACGACCGGAACGATCGGCGATCCAGTAGTAGCTGAAATCACCGAATGCCATACACTTCGCACCCGCCTTGATCTCCGGCACATAGCTGGAGGTCTTGTACGGACGGTTAAGGATGGTGTCAGGCACACCAGCGGAAACGGACGGCTGCCAGATGTAGTTGCCGTTGCCGTCCTTCAGCTTGCGGAGTGCCTTGACCGTAGAATCATTCAGCACCCAGACAGCCTTCTTGCGGTAAGGGCTGCGGAGCGAATAGAACAGCTCCATCACATCATCGAAGGTGATGCTTGCGCCTGCGGTAGTCGCGCCGTCCTGTGCGCCGCCGGTTGCATTGAAGATGCCGGTAGGCTTGCCGGTGCCGTTGCCGATGAAGAAGGCTTCCTCCTCCTTTGCACCGATTCTGCGGGCAAACTCACGGGCGATGTAAGACGGAAGGTCGAACACGCTGTCGTTGAGAAGCTCTTCAGAGATCTTGATCGCCGTGCCGAGCTTATATGCGGAGAGCGATGCCTGACCGAAGGTGTCATCGGAAAGCGTGTACTGCTCCTCCTCATCCATCCAGACCGCATCGCCCTTCGATGTGACGATCGGAATCTTGCGATCGCCGCTGGAAGTCTTGATAACGGTCGCCATCTGGCGGAAGATGTTCTCTTCCTCCAGCGCCTCGATGAGCTTTCTCTCGAACTCATCCGGCACAAGATAGCCGCCCTCGGTGTCTGTGCCGACATGAAGATCATTGCGGACATCGATCCAGTTGCGGTTGCGGATGCTGTTCCAGAAGGCATCACTGTATGCTGCAGATGCAGTTCCGGTCTTTTCCGGCTCGGTGTTCTGTGCAGCAGGCGCAGTCAGAATGGGAGAAGTGGTAGCCTTCGCCATATCCGCTTCAATTTCCGCCTGACGCTCCATGCGCTGGATTTCCTTGCCGAGGTTGACGATGGTCGCCTCCATTGCGTCATAGGTCTTGCTGTCCTCCTCGGAAAGCGTACCGTCTGCCTGTCTCTTGCTGTCGAGGAAGTCGCGGGCGGTATCCCACGCCTTCGCTCTCTTTTCACGAAGTTCCTGAATAGTCATTATACATACCTCCAATCAGTATTTCAGAAGATTCAGCCGACTCATCAGCTGATCTACGGGTGTACCTTTGTGTTCTGCCGAGACCTTCTGCATCAGGCTCTGCATGGTTGCTGCACGGGAATAAGACATTGCCGTGAGGTTATCCTCCTTCGGCTCGTCCTCATCCGGTGTATCTTCATCGGGCTTTTCATCCTCATCCTGCCTCGGCTGCGGAGCGCTGCTTGCAAAGAGAATCCCGTCCACCAGTCCGAGGGACTGCGCCTTTTTCGCATTGAGCCACGTTTCCTCGTCCATCATGCGGGCGATCTTGCTGCGGCTCAGACCGGACTTTTCCTCGTAGGCATTGATGATGCTCTCCTTGACCTCGTCAAGCAGTTCGATTGCCTTCTGCATCGCTTCCTTATTGCCGAAAGCGGTAGTTGCGGGATTATGGATCATCAGCATACCCGTCGGTGCGATGAGGGTTTCATCACCAGCCATTGCAACAACAGAAGCGGCACTTGCCGCAATTCCGTCGATCTTGACTGTGACCTTGCCCTTATGATTGCGGAGCATCGTATAGATCTGCGATGCCGCAAATACATCTCCGCCCGGAGAATTCAGCCAGACAGTGAGATCGCCGCTGACCTTTGAAAGCTCGTTACGGAACATGGCAGGCGTGATCTCATCACCGAACCATGTGTCTTCCGAAATCGGTCCGTTGAAGATCAGCTCGGATGCGCCGGTGTCTTCATTGCGTACCCAGTTCCAAAACTTATTCATCTGCATTTCCTCCTTTCATGTTTGAAAATTCAGCCGTGCGTATTCCCCAAAATAGAATACAGCGGCTCTATCATATGCGTGTGCGGCATCAACAGGATTCGAGAAATATCCGAGAAATTTGAAACGCCCATTCGGCTGAATGAACGCCATGAATTTCCCTTTGTGCTTATCAAAGCAAACGCCCTTATACCCCGTTGTATTTGAGCGTGGCTTTGCCGAATTCTGCGTATTGCAGTGCTGTGTTGTGATGCGCAGATTGCATCTGCGGTTATCATAGGGGTGACCATTGATATGATCGACAACACCGTCGGGAAAGCCCATCAGCAATCTGTGAAGTTTTATTCTGCGCCCTTCTTTTGACTGTGCAGTCGCATATCCTTCTTTGGATACGGACCAGTTGTAGGCGGTAACAACAGCAAGGTCGGCCGTATCGAAAATGAACGAACGACCGCTTTTCACTATGCATTTCATATGATCGCCGACCGATTCATACCGGTCTGCGCAATGTCCGCAGGTTTTGGTATGCCCGCTTCGCAGGTAAGAACCTCTTATCTCTGCTGTATTGCCGCAATCGCATCTGCAATACCATACCGTATCGCGCCCCTTGTACATACCGCACGGGGAGATTACAGTAAGATGGTTGCATCTCGCGCCTGTCATATCAATTTTCATTGATGTTATCATCACCGCCTTTTTCATACGCAGCCCCTGCCATATTCAGCGGAGTCATGCTTCCGTTTACCATGAAAGTATTGCCGCCTTCCTCGTCGGGGATAGAATTCATATCCTCCAGCGTCCTCACATCATTCGGGCACAGGAAGCCGTTCTGAATACCAATGCTATAGCCCTGCATACGGCTTGCATAGTCGCCGCGCAGCAGACCTTCCACATTGAATTTAATGAAATAGCGCCCCTTTTCGGAATCGGAAAGAAGCGCTTTTTGTAGTCCTTGTTCCCAGCGTACCAGCCACGGATCAAGGGTGTATTTTACGAATTCGAGCGACAGATGCTCGATGTTGCTGAACGTAGCATGGTCGAGGTCGCCGATCATATGCAGCGGCACACGGTACAGGCGGGCAATTTCCTCGATCTGAAATTTACGGGTTTCGAGGAACTGCGCCTCATTATTTGGAATGGAGATAGGCGTGTATTTCATGCCTTCCTCCAAGATTGCCGTTTTATGCGCATTGCTGCTGCCGTAAGCCCGCTGCCAAGCCTCACGCACACGCTCCGGATTCTTGATCACGCCCGGATGCTCCAGCACCGCAGAGGGCGCTGCGCCGTTCGCAAAAAACGATGCGCCGTATTCATCGCAGGCGACCGCAAGCCCGATGGCGTTTTTCGCCATTGCAATGGGGCTGTATCCGACCAAGCCGTCAAAGCCCAAGCCCGGAATATGCAGCACCTGTTCCATCGGCAGAATAATCTCGCCCTGCTGCTTGAAATTCGGGTTGTGTTCATCGTATCGGCTGTAGCGATAAATGAGCCTGCCGCGATCGTCTCGGTCAACACGCACCTTGTCCGGTATCAGCGGATACAGTCCGATGACGTCACCTCTGCCGTTCCGGATGATCTGCGCATAGGCGTTGCCGTAGATCAGCAGATGTGCCATGAGCGTTTCCCGGAACACGAAAGATGTCATTTCGGGATTCGGCTGGTCATGCAGCAAAAAATAAAGCGGGTGCTTCGGCACTCGCTCTTTTCCGTTATCGGTGTATTGGTAAACGTGCAGCGGCAATTGCGCGATTGCCTCCGACAACACTCTTACGCAGGCGTAAACAGCAATGATCTGCATAGCAGTGCGGTCGTTGACTCGCTTGCCTGCATGAGTCCGTCCGAAGAAATAGCTGTAGGACGGGCTGTCGTAGCTATCCTTCGGCTTGTCCCGTGATCGGAACAGTCCGCTGAAAATACCCATGTGCATCACTCCTCTCGTTGACTTTTTGTATGGGTGTATGATATAATATGGAAAAGCGGAGGTTTCCGCTGTAAATCGGAATTTAACGGGGGAATTTTATGAAAAATATTTTAGATTGTATCATAAAACCAAATTGGGTTCCAAATTTCAAATGTCATATTTGCAGTAAATTAGAAGCTGTTGTTGGAAGGTATTCAGTATCTGGTGCTGGAAATCCAAATGAAGTAATCTATCCCATTTACTATGACTCCAAAATACCATTAGATGATGTTGTTTCCAAAACTAATGAAAACAAAGTTGCATATTATTTGACCGAGCACAATATGATGTTTGTTTTGGCTCCTTTTCTTGAACAGCTGATAAATGACACATTTGAATATAGTATTTCATACATTCCTGTAAGTGATTTTGATTCAGAGGAGTTTTGTGTCGATACAGAAAAAGAGCTGCCTTTGTTTTTTAGTACTGTCAACTGGATAGATGATGATTTTATGAATTACGAAGATGCAGAATTTGATTTTGTAGCGTTTTGCAAGATAGATGATGGAATTCATTATCTAAATCCCAAGCATTTCTCTATTCAGCAGTTAATTGATTACATGCATTATTTTCTTACTGCAAACAGATAACTTCTGATTTGTAGCTCTACAGAACAAGCATCTCCCTGCTGTCATAAATGCTGTCGCCGGAGTCGTTTCCGCAGCGGATTGCACGGTCGAGCGCCATGATCGTGGCGACCGTTCCGTCAATCTTCTCCGTGGATTTTTCCTTGTCAGGTTTTATGTTGCCTGCGGGATCACGCTTGATGAAAATGTTGTCCATATTCCAGCGGAGAACCGGATGCCCGTTGTGGGCGATCTTCTGCTCCAGCGTCAGCTTCATCAGCTCTTTGGTCGGCGGCGACATATCACGGTAGCCCTGACCGAACTGCACCATCGTGAAGCCCAGCCCCTCAAGGTTCTGGCTCATCTGCACTGCGCCCCAGCGGTCGAAGGCAATCTCCCGGATATTGAACCGTGTACCCAGCTCATCAATGAAGTTTTCGATGAAGCCGTAATGAACGACGTTGCCCTCGGTCGTCATCAGAAAGCCCTGCCGCTCCCAGAGGTCATACGGCACATGGTCGCGCCGGACACGGAGGTCAAGCGTTTCCTCCGGCAGCCAGAAATACGGCAGAATATAATAATGGTCGTCCTCATCGGTCGGCGGAAACACCAGCACGAATGCGGTGATATCCGTCGTGGACGAGAGGTCGAGACCGCCATAGCATACACGCCCTTCCAGCAGCGATTCATCGAAATCAACTTTGCAGGCGTCCCATTTGTGCATCGGCATCCAGCGGATGGTCTGTTTCACCCATTGATTCAGACGAAGCTGTCGGAAGGCGTTTTCTTCGCCGGGATTCTGCTTGGCGGATTCGCAAGCGGCTTCCACCTTGTCCACGCCGATTGTTTCACCGAGGGACGGATTTGCCCTTTTCCATACTTCCGGGGATGTCCAGTCCTCGGACTCATCAGCACCATAAATCACAGGGTAGAACGTCTTATCGATTTTTCTTCCCTCAAGGATATCTTTTGCTTTCTGATGCTGCTCGTAGCAGATGCTGTTCGTGTCCGTGCCTGCTGTTGTAATCAGAAAATACAGCGGCTGCATTCGGGCATCGCCGGAGCCTTTCGTCATAACGTCAAACAGCTTTCGATTCGGCTGTGCATGAAGTTCATCCATAACCACGCCATGAATATTGAAACCGTGCTTGCTGTAAGCCTCGGCGGAAAGAACCTGATAGAAAGAATTGGTCGGCACATATACGATACGCTTCTGCGCCGTGAGTATTTTTACTCGTTTGGAAAGCGCAGGACACATTCGTACCATATCCGCAGCAACATCAAAAACAATGGATGCCTGCTGTCGGTCGGCAGCACAGCCGTATACTTCGGCACGTTCCTCACCGTCGCCGCAGGTCAGCAGCAGGGCGACCGCAGCGGCAAGCTCGGACTTTCCGTTTTTCTTCGGAATCTCGATGTATGCCGTGTTGAATTGCCGGTAGCCGTTGGGCTTCAGAACGCCAAACAGGTCACGGATGATGCGTTCCTGCCAGTCGATCAGCTCGAACGGCTTTCCTGCCCATGTACCTTTGGTATGGGCAAGGCACTCAATGAACCGGACTGCGTAATCAGCGGCGGCTTTGTCGTAATGGGAATCCTCCGCCATGAACTTGGTCGGTGTATAATCTTTTAGCTTTCGCAAGTGCCTCACCTCCATGAGAAAAGCGACTGCCTTCCGGTAGCCGCCTTCGTGTTTTTAGTTGTATTCGTGCATCAGGATCGCCAGCGCCATTTCCGCTGCTTCATTCTGCGGCGGAACATCCAGCCCCCGGTCGTAGTTGTAAACAACCTCTCCGCTAATCTTCAGCGTTGCCTTGCTGATCCTGCCTCCGTCGATCCCGTACTGGCTGCCCGCGTCGTAGGCTTTCACCCAGTAATGAACGACCGTGTACTTGCCGTCTCCCTTCGGAACTCCAATCGTACCTTCGTGCCACATAATCTTATCCTCCGTTTTCGTGTAATCGGTGGGCTTTCCGCCCTTCCGTTGTACCCATATTAACTCTAAACGGCGAATATAGCAAGCCGCTAAATGTACAGAAGATACGGGGAAAATGTGCGGCGGGTGTTGTGTACTTTACACTCGCCGCTTTCCGTTATTCGCTCAGGGGAATCGGCGTCAGGATGTTGCCTACCAGCACGAAGTCGTATGCCTGCCGGAAGAACTCCGTGTACTTCTCGCTCAGCTCCTGCGGCAGGTCGGTGAAATCCTCCTCGCCCAAGCCGCAAAGGAAGAATGTACCCTTGATGACGCCGTAGCCTTTGATCGGGCGGTTCCACTTCTGTTCCGGGTGGTAGAGTGCTTCCTCCTCGCAGACCAGCGCGACCTGATCCTCAAAGGGGTAAATCGCCTGAATGTATCCGCCGACTGTCTGCTGCAGGCTTTCAAGCTCTCCGCTGATCTCCTTTGCGTAGGGGCGCTTGCCCGGTTCAACAACTAAAATGTTCATGTGAATGCTCCTTTTGCTTTATTCCGCTTCTCCTGCGGTAGTGACATATTAACTCTGAACCGAGGATATATCAAGCATTATCGGCAAAATAAATGTGACAAACATCGCGGCGGAACTGCCGCTGAATTGTACATCGCACAAGAGCCGCACACGCGCCCTGTGTGGGGCGGGTTACCGAAAGGGATACCGTTTCAAGGATACCCATCCCGCGCCACACGTTGCAACGTGGCGACTCTATGCGCCTTATTCTTCGCCTTCGTACTTCTCGTGGATGATGCCGAGAATCTTGTCCTGTTCCTCGCGTCCGACGCCGATGCTTTCAAGCGCCTCACGCGTTCCGCAGTCGGGGCAGATTGGGCTGTTATCCACTCGGGAAAGAGCTGGTCGGGCGGTGTACGCCTGCCCGCATTTCGGGCAGATGCGCGGCTCGTTGTTGCGGTCTTTCATCGCTGCACCTCCTTTGCACTGGTCTCGTAGGCGGCATCGAGGAACTTGGTGTCGAAGCCGAAGTTCCGGTAGCCTTCCTCGCAGGTGCGGATGTAGGCAAGCGACGGAATTCCGAGGCTGCGCTCCTCATGCATAATGTATACGAAAGCGGTCAGCTTCTTGGTCTTGCCGCTTGCCAGCTTCACCGGCAGGCGGACTTCCTTCTTGTAGTAGAAGGTCGGGCAGCCCTCGTAGGCATCCAGCCGCTTCTCGTCGGCTGCGGTGACCTCCCAGACCGCGATCGGAACGATGCCGTTCTTCTTCGGTTCAATGGTCAGGTACGCGCCGGTCTTGCTGCCTTTGTAAAGCAACTCGTAGTCGGGGATCACCGTGATGCCGATGGGCTTTGCACCGGGGCAGCGGTATCGCATCTGGCGGATGTTCAGGTTCGAGCCGTATGCGAGGTAGTATCTTTTCATTGCTTTTCTCCTTTTGTCTTGGATTCCGTTTTCGTTCCGGTACGCACATATTAACTCTTTTCCGGCACTATATCAAGCCGATAAAACTACAAAAGATATGTGGATTTCCGGGCTTGCAGTTGTGTAAAATATGCCTTGCCGCTGTTTACGCCGTGTGCGCCCCGTACAGGGCTTTTTACCGAAAGGGACAGTTACTCGGAGGATACCCGTCCCGCCCCACACGGGGCAACGTGGGCGCTGTGTGCGGCTTGCCGCCCCAGCCGCCGTTGTTGGCGGCTGGGATTCGGCTTCCCTCAAGGTCTACCGAAGCGGAAGGCGTTGTCGCCGGAAAGGTTCTGCGTCAGGGTTTCTCTTGCGGTGGCGAACTCGTCGCCAATGAAGCCCATCCGCATCAGCCAAGTCCGCATTGCGAACTTTTTGTTTTCCCGCTGCTGTTCCTTCGGGCTGGCGCTCCGCAGGTCTTTCGCCATCTGGCTCATCGCAAGGCAAAGCTGAATGTAGCTCTTGAGCTTGCCTGCGTGAAGTCCGTTCTGCTTGCCGGCTGCGGGCTTGTCGAACTGGAAAAGTCGGAATTCAATCGTGCCTTTTGTGAAGGTGGCGTGGAGGTTGAGCATATGGTAGCGGCTGTCGTTGTAGTGGTGGGTTCTGCCGTAGTCGCATCCCTGTGCGCTGTACCAGATGTCCGCAAGCTGCGCCATCGTGGTGGGCTTCTTCTTGTTGAGCTGCTGCAGGAAATTCGGGTTTACCGTTCTGCAGTAGCGGTTCATGCGGCTGCTGTCAACCTTGATTGCTTCGGCGATCAGCGTTTCGTGGCTTGCCATCAGGTTTGCGAGGTTTCTCAGGCTCTGCGGTGTGTGTCCCGATGCGCCGATGTGAATGTGAACTCCGCAGCCTCTGGTGTAGTCGCTCTTTGCGCCCGCCTTGCGAAGGCGTCTGATCAGCTCCTGCAGGGTTTCGATGTCCT